CACCTGCGATATGGCTGTGATCAAATTCTATTTCCTCCACCGCCGCTCTGTTCAACTGCGACGCTGTTACCATTAATATGTTAAATTCTTTTGCTAAGTTACGCAATTCCTCAGACACATACTTGTCTTTAACAAACAAATCATTTGGCGATACTTTAGCACTTACTGGCATAACCAAGTCCAAGTAGTCTACCATGATAAAGTCTAACTTCATGCCTGTTTGTACTTGTAGTTCTTTCAAGTATGCTCTAATCTGATTAACATTGCTCTGTGCTGGCATATACTTAATACGCAACTTACCAGACTTCTTGCCTACCATTTTGACTTTCATCTCCACAGTATCAATGTCTTTAAATATTTCCCTTGTGCTTACGTTAGCCAACATACTGTCGATACGCATAGCACACAAACCTTCACTAAGTTCTAGTGTTAAGTAAACTCCATTTAGTCCTGCTGTGGCAAAGTTTACTGCCAAGTTTTGCATAAACAAACTCTTACCACTACCAGAGCCACCAGCAAAGATGTTTAGTTCGCCTCTGTTGAAACCACCAAACAGTTTCTTGTCTAGTGTGGGCCAGCCTGTGCTGATCTGTCCGTTGTTGTCTTTTAAGGCTGATAGCCTTGTTTTAGGATCTTCAAAGTAGTCTGTGCCCAAGTCTTTTGTTAAACTAATTTGTACAGCATCTTTAATTAACTTCTCTACAGGATCATAGTTACCTTTTTCCAAGTAGTCTGCCGCTTTGAGAATAGCACGTTCTAATTCGCCCTTACGACTAAAACCCTCAAACTCTTCCATGAACCAGTCATACTGTCCTTCATCTATTTCCCCAACTTCTTTTAGTTCTACACCAGAGGTTGCTTTGACTTGATCTCTAGTGGGCAAACTCTTATGCTTGTCTGCATACTCCTGTATGAACTTGGCAGTGTCTTGTAAACCTCTGTCAAAGTTATCTGGATTGTAGATGTTGCCCACACGCACAAACATCTGTGCGTCACTCATCATCATTTCTAAAAATAGTTTTTGTAAATCTGGACTGTAATCTTTGCTCATTTAATTGCTTTTCTCATTAGGTTTATTTTTAATTTACTTGCCTGTGCGTTGTCTAAAATATTTTTTACTACAAATAATTTACCATACTTTTGTACCGCTTCGCCAATATCTTTACAAGTTTCTGACCATGTAGGGAAACTAACTTCCCAGTCATATATAATAGCATCTTGTATCATGCGTTGCCCACTGCGGTCAAAGTCTGGAACAACAATAACACGCTTACCCAAACGTTCTATAATCTCTGCCTGTGTTTCATTAATATTATTACTTAATATAGCAACACCGTCAACTGCCATAGCATCAAAGGGACCTTCACATACTATAACAAACTTAGCATCCTTGGGTTGCTGATCTGTGTTAAAAACATAATTGCTATCATAACTGCTAAAGTACTTGGGTTTTATATGGTTATCCAGTGCTCTAGCAGTATATCCTATTGTTTTGCCTTCCCATGTAAACGGAATAACAACACGCCTATCCATGTTCATGTTACGACTAGTGCTGTAAAATATTGGATAACGTTGTATGTCAATTTTGCGTGTCACTGCATAGGCAACTATGTCTCTAAAACTTTGTGTTGTTTCATAGTTTGGATCCAGTGCCATCAATGTTGCTACTTGACTTATGTCTGCACTTTCCTCTGGCAGAGGCTTCGCTTCGAACTCTATCTTTTCCTGTTGCTGTTCTATTTCTTCAACGGCATCACCAAGTTCTTCTCTAATACGCATGGCTTCGAACACCAAACGTTGTGTATCATTTTGTTCTACACCAAACCACAACAGCAGTCTACGAAACTTAAAGTTAAAGTGCCAACCTGGTCGCCAAGTTGCTTTGAAGTTACAGTTAAAACAATGATAACTTACAGAACCATCTGCGGCATTTATAACACCTCCTCTGCCTCTAGTATCTGGACTGTGTCCACGATGTGTACAGCAGGGTGCATTGAAACTGGTCCAACCACTTGGAGTAGTTTTACGTTTCGCTGGTAAGTTGTCTAGTAGTGTTTGTTGTATAGCATTCACGTAACTATTTTACGTTCTTTCATAAACGAAATCAAGTGTTTTGCTATAAGTTTGTGTCCAAGTTCGTTAGGGTGTCCTCCCCATGCCCAGATGTTATGTCCGTTTCTTTCTTCTATTTCCATAAGTTCTTTCATACTAAATGGCATAGAAAATATAGCGTCAGTTTTACTTTCAGTGAACACTGGGGCAAATATAGATGTCATACTTTTCTCTAAGCAAAGTGCCCTTGTTGACAAAACGAATTCCTTAAGAGTGTAGTCACTTAATTCTCGACAACTACTGTATGCTAGATGTCGCTTCCAAGTTTCAGCAAGTGGGTGATTTTGCATGCCGTACTGTAAGTAGCCACTGTTGATCCACTTTTTATCTTGCTCACTATAAAAACTATACCTGTCAGGAGCAGTCGTGCCAAATATCACAGTAGTATCCCAACCATGTATGGACTGTTTGGAAAACCAGTTTATAAACTTTTCTTTCATGCCTATTAAACTATCGCCAGGCTCGGAGTAGTTTTCTACTGATATATCTAATAGGTCTGACAGTACATTTGAATATCTATATTTTTCTCTATGGGCAACGTTTTCGTGAAAGTATTTCCATTCGGCGTCTTCTAAACCGTAGCCTTCACTTTCTAATTTAGGAATAAGTGCGGGATCAACTAAGTCAGAACCATAAGTCCAACTGTCTCCAAAAACTACTATACGTTTAGCCACGATATAGTATTTTGGTTATGCTCCCTCCGGTTGCAACTTGGACAAATCTAATCGCTCTATAATTCCCAGTCCATGTAGTGTACTCTACGTTACTTGAGGAAGTGTAAGACTTTGTTTGAATAGTAAAGTAATTTGCTGAGTTATAGTTCGGTGTATCATCTAGTGTGCCTTCTACTAGGATATCACCTGTATAGCCGTTGAGATAAAATGCGGCTGTGTGAAGTTTACTGCCTTGATTGGTACTCTTGTCGCTTATAACATAACTTGTTTCATTTGTACTTGAATCAATAGTAAGCTCAGTTGATGCTGTAAATGTTGGATAATGTCCGTCTAATACCTGCAGAGTGCCACGTACACCGTAGTTGTCATCTGAATATGCAATTTCATCTGTACCCTCACCACTAGTAACTGCAACTGTGTAATTGTAGTAAGTGGCAGGCAAATCTAGCAAGTCGTTGTCATCTAGTGTTACAAGTGCCTGCCCTTTAGCGGCGTTGTGAATTGTAGCAGTAGTTGTACTATAAACTGAATTAGTTTCAGGGTTAATGATATTAAGTTTAATATCTCTACTGCTAATATTAATTGGTTTCTGATCTTGGTTCTTAACTTCTATTAAAAATTTGTTTGCTACACCACGGTAGGCTTTTATGTCTCTATTATACACGCTGACGGTCCTTCTGTTTGTGTCCAAAAGTTCAAATATTTGGCAAGGTATCTTTTGCCTATATAAATACTGGGTAATGAATTGCATATTGTATTTATTGTGTTAGAGCCTGAAATTCAACAATTACTTGACAAATATCCATTCCTAAGTTTCGTAGTCTATGGTGGCAACGATTATATAGGCATAATACAGAACTACGACGAAGTTATCACCACAATTTACGATTATTCTAACCTTAAGACACAAGAAGAGCGTCTCAAATTTATCGAACTAGCAGAAACATGGTGGTGGGAATCAAATCGTATGATACCTATTAACGTTTTCCTTAAACAAGAGTGGCATCGATTTAAGCCTTGCTTAAAAACTTTTAACAGTAAAGACGTAACAATAAAATACGGTCCTTACTTAAGTCTTAAAGATTTATCTAAAAAACGTACTAAACGTAGAGCAATAACCTTAGTTCGAAAGATGAACTAAGTTCATATGTACTACAACTAAGTAGGCATAACTTGTAGCATGACTTTTCTTAAAGTAGTAACTGCCGTCTGCGGGCTTTGTCCATACTTCCTGATTAATAGTAGCCCAGTCTTTGTTTAACAAGTAACGTTTACTAGGACGTATTATAGCAAGTACAGCCGCCATTTCATCTACAGTTTTGGGTTGTAGTTTTTTAACGATGTCATAGTGATTACCAATGTGTATAATCTTTTCAACAAACTCTGGCTCTTGCAGTCTATGCCAGGGAGGCTCTGTTGCCATTAATACATCCAGTTCTTCTTCACTGTGTATTTGTTGGTAAACACTAACATTAAGAAAGTCTAGTTTAACATAACCACGTTGCTCTGCTTCTTTGTGGTCAATACTTGCTAGTCCGGTAATTGGATGTTTGGGTATGTTGTTTACATACACACCTGTGTTATGTGGCACAACTTCGCCGTCACGATGTATACTGGCAGGTATATGCTTGATGTGTTCTAGTACCCGTTCTCTGTCACCAAAGTCTATGTCAATATCTGCCTGAAACTTCATAGTCCAATGTCCTTGAGTGCCTGCTTGACCCACTCTGTATCTGCCACAAAGTCTGTAAATCTACGTTGCCAGTACTCTGGATCAATATATGGGTAAATTATTTGCAACTGTTCTTCATTTAGTGTGTCTAAAAAGTCTACACCGCTATCGCAATTAAACACCAGCCATGCACTTACTCTACCTGTGCTGATATGATGACATATACGATTGCTGTTAGCATATCTAAAATAGTCTGCTACGCCATTCTTTAGTTCTTCGTGGTCCTCGCAATATGCCAGCATTTCTTTGACGCCACGTTCCAGTGCATCTTGCGCCTGTTCACGTTTTACGTAGTGTAACATCCATTCTTGGTATAGTTTGTCTTTTGTCCAGTGGTCAATCTTTTTGTTGTTTTGTAACAACCACTCACAAAAGTTCATGAAGTTAATAGCACGTATGTCTACACAATAACGTCCAAACTTTACAAAGGCATTGTAGTAAGGACTTTTACAAAAGTCTGCATAGTCTTTATTACGTGCAGATCCCTGTGTCATTTCATAAAAACGTTTGTATGCTCTAAGACCAAACTGCACACCTGTTTCAGACTCTTGTTGCACTCTGCGTTTTGGCTCGCACAAATGAGCCGCAAGTGTTGATTCCTTGCGATAACTTTTGTCACAATACTTACAGGTGTAACTCATACCGTCTTATATAATCTTCTAAGTGATCGTTTATTTCTTTATGTCGTCCAGGTTCTCTGTGCTTTATTTCATCAGGTGCTCTAGAATATGTTGTATAAGGAACACCTTGACTATGTTGCCATCTAATAGCACACCATCTAAAGCCGTCAATAATTTGTTTGCAAGGTCCTAGTTTTTGTAATCTTTTAACTTCTTTATTGGATAAATTATCCCACCACTGATCTGCCTGTTGAAAAACTATAACACGGTGTCCCCTAAAAAGCAAACTTTCGATCATCGATAATATTCTATATTGCAAGTCTTCTAGTCGATCTACTAGAGTTCCAACTTCGTAACGTTCTCTTATTTTAATCCATTCATTGGTATGTTTCTCAGTCCAATGATCTACCCATCTGTTCTTACCAAAAAATTGATTCTGAGGATTAGTCCACGCACCTTCCCAAACTTCTTGTTCTGTTGGATATATGCCTTCATCGTAACGACATATAGGCAATTCTTCTCTACTAATAAATGTCATGCCTAAAACATATAATGTTCTTTTAAGTGTTTCGTGACTGTGCTTTAGGGTTGATCTTATTATTCTACTGTTTGCGCTACCTGAGATTGAAATATCACCGGGTGTTAAGTTAAATCTTTCAGCCAAATCTACATGCCCATTACCTTGTGCATAGGTATGCATATAACTACAACCGTTTACAACTAAATCTGTGATCATTTGAATGCTTCTTTGATTTCTTTATCAGACCAACCAAGTTCTAGAGCATGCGCTTTAAGATCATCTTTTGTGTTAATCTCTACTAACAAGTCTAGTTCATCTTCTTTAGCACTAGGATACATCTGCTGTAAGAACTTGCGTTCTTTTGTGCCACCACTACCTTTTTTAGGTGCTTTGATCCAGTAATGAAATGTATTGCCCATGCCTGGGCTCACAGTACTTGCACATAGCCATTGTAGTTTAGGATGTTTATTGATGTTAAAGAAGTCTTTGTTTAACGTATCGTTGCATCTGCGCAAATAGTATTCAGCGAGATCCTGATTGCCACTAACATTGGCTGTGTACTTTAGTATCAAGTAAGGACTAAACTTCTTACGTTCTTCTTCTGTTAGGTCATCGTAAAAGTTTCTAACCTTGCCATCTACCATGGCCATTTCATTTTTAATAGATAACTTGTCTACCATATTTTACTGTAATTTACGACTTCGCTTTGTCTGCTGATATCTTTAACAAAGTATGCACACATACTTTTATCTTCTTCACTTAGTGGTACTGCTAACATCTGTCCAGGCTTTAACTTAGGAAAATACCATTTAACATCTTGGTAAATGTCTACTACTTCAACA